TCTAATTCTTGACGAGGCTGCATTCATTGAACACATTGATACCATTTGGGCCGCAGTTTATCCAATCATTTCAACTGGTGGTAGTGTGTTCGCACTATCGACAGTTAATGGTGTTGGTAACTGGTTCCACACAAAATACACTGAAGCCATGGAAGGTCTCAATGAATTTAACGTCATTGACATTAACTGGACGGACCATCCCGAATATAAACGTCAGGAGGGCTTTGAGACGCTCTACGAGCGCATGAATCAAAGATCGCCCCCAATAGATGTAGATAAGTGGGAAACGATTACACGCAAGAATATAGGATATAAAGAGTGGCTTCAGGAATACGAGTGTGAGTTCCTTGGAACTGGTGATACCTATATTGATGGTGAGGTTCTGAAACAGATCAACGAAGACATCGACGAAAACTATGAAAATCGTTATTGGAAGACTTTGAGGACTTGGAAGTCCCCTCATCCTCATTATGATTACCTAATTTCAGTTGATGTGTCGCTCGGGCGCAAGGCCGATTACTCAGCTTTCCATGTATTTAATTTATACGACGGTGAGCAGGTGGCGACTTATTACTCAAATTCAACTCCCATCAATGAATTTGCAAAAATGATCAAGACTGTCGGTCTTATGTATAATGAGGCTTATGTTGCAATCGAAAGAAACACTATCGGGGCTAACTTGATCGCAACCTTACAGGAAGTGTTTGAGTATGGCAACATGATGTCAGATGAGAAAGGCGAACTAGGATTCCAGATAACTAATAGCTTTAGAGAAAGTATTTTAGCTATAATGGAGGAGTATATTCGTTTAAGAAAGATTAAACTTAATTGTGATCGGACTGTAAAGGAACTAAATACTTTTATCGTAACAGAATCAGGAAGAGTTGAAGCTGATGTTGGTCAACACGATGACCTTGTTATGTCTTTAGCTCTTGGTTGTTACGTTATGGAGAAAGAGCTTGGAGATATGTTACTATCTCATGAGCGTCAAGTAAATCATAGTGAAGTATTGTCAAAAGAAGTGTTCTTAGCAGGTCTGCTAAAATTAAATGATAAGAATGAATTTAAAGAGGAAATGAAATGGCTGTTGAAAGACTAAACGAAAATGCAGGATACACATCATTTGGTGGTTCGCCAACCAGACAGGGTAATACTCCAATATCTACCGGTGTATTTTCTCGCTTTTTCTCTCGCTTCTTTTCACGCCGGGCAAAGCCCGCACTAGTGCAACAACTAGAACAACCAGTTGACATTGACGTTCCTCCACAGGAAAGAAAGCAAACAATTATTGCTTACAAAGATACAGGCGACACAATCATTAACAGAGAGCTAGGCAATCTGTATGCCGGAGGTTTACGGAAAGGTTTGCCTCTATTAGTAGAGCAAGAACTCAATAGAAAACAGCGGTATCGTGAGTATGAGATCATGGACGAATATCCAGAGATTGGATCTGCTTTTGATATTTACGCTGATGATAGCACGCAGAAGTCCCTCAAAGGGCTTCGCTGGGAAGTAAAGACTGACTCTAATCTTTTAAAAGAAGAAGTTAACTCATTATTTGAAGATATGCGTATGGAAGACTACTTATGGGATATTGTAAGAAATACCTGTAAGTATGGAGACTGTTTCATAGAACTCGTTCCAGATTTACATAATCCAGGAGAAGGATTTAAGAAAATTAAGATCTTAGATCCTAAGTTCATCTTTCGTATAGAAAATGAGTATGGTCAGCTCTTAGGTTTTGCACAACAAATCCCAGTGAAAGCTCAATGGAATACCGGAGGATATCAAGGTGATACTCTGACTGGTGCTGAGTTTGTTATGCTTGATAAGGATCAGATTGTTCACTTCCGTATGGCAAACTCAGATCCTGCTTTCTATCCATATGGTAAATCGGTAGCAGCATTAGCTCGTCAAACCTTTAGAAGTCTAAAGCTCATGGAAGATGCAATGCTTATCTATCGTCTCTCGCGTGCGCCTGAGCGTAGAATCTTCTATGTGGACGTTGGTAACCTATCTTCAAGCAAGGCTTACGACTTCATTGAGAAGATGAAGCAAGCATTCAAGAAAGAAAAGTATTACAGCCAAACGACTGGAAATATTGACGGGCGATACAACCCACTGGCACCCGATGAGGATTTCTGGGTCCCTATCTCCGGTTCCAAGTCTAATACTAAGATAGACACTCTCCCAGGCGCTCAAAATCTTGGTGATGTTGACGACGTTCAATACTTCCGAGACAAGCTATTAGCTGCTCTGAAGATTCCAAAGGATTACATTGTCGAGAAAGATAAGTCTCCAGAACGCAAGGCTAACCTTGCACAACTCGATACTAAGTTTGCTCGTGTTATTGTGCGTGTTCAGAGAAGCATTGAGATTGGCTTAGAAACCATTGCAGCTCGTCACCTTAAACTTAGAGGCTATCCTAGATCTTTGATCAGGAAGATGCGTATAGATCTTCCTGAGCCTTCTGACATGTATATTAAACGTCGTCTAGACGTTGATGAACAAAAAGCTCGTGTTGTTCAAGCTGTATTAGGTCTACAACTATTTCCAAAATCAATGATCTACAAAGATTACTATAATCTTAATGATACTGAAGTCGAAGAGTTGGAGAAAGAACTTGAAGCAGACATGCAGAAACAAATGGATCAGCAAATGCAGCAACAGCAGCAAATGATGGGTGGTATGCCTGGCGCAGTTCCTCCTCCTGCACCTGGTGGGGGGATGCCTCCACCACCAGCCCCAGGTCCTAGCCCAATGGATTCAGCAGAAAATCTTCCACCAACAGCAGAAAGAATTGAGTCTCTCAATAAGTATAAGGTAAAGCTACTTAAAGAGGGTAAAACTGAGTTAGCTGAAAAACTTGAAAATAGAATTAACGAAATTCTCGAAAGTTAAGGCTTAATTATTATATATACTTATAAATTGGAGTAAAGTTATGTTAACAAATCCTTTCGGAAGAAAGAGCAACAAAGTTCAAAAGATCCTAAAATTAGGAGATCAGCTTTCTCTTTCTCTACGTGAGAATGTCGAGCTTATCGACACTGATGATGCACTAATCACCTTTGTGACTGAATCAGGTCATGTCATCGAAGGCGAGTTCGATTTTGATACTTTAGAATACTCTAATATTCAGGTAACAACTACAGAAATTTTTGAGAATAACGAAATTTTTGATAATGTAGTTACCGGAACTATTAAGGATATTCTAGGAGCTTTACTCGAAGATAATAGAAGAGATGCTAGTAATACTTTCAGCAAAGTTCTTCATTTATGGGAAGCTCGCTCTAGATATGACCGAGTAATAGAAAGAATTAATGAAAGAAAAGAACGTTACAATCTCTATGCAAGCATTGTAGAAAGTGAACAGTTCGACGTAATGAATGAGCTGAAGCCACAGCTCATAAAATTCTTAAAAGAAAACAAAGAAGAGGTTAAGAAAGAGAAGGTTATTGTAAATTCAATCAAGCTCTCAAATACTATCTCAAATGCTTTTAACTTACCACAAATAAGCCCAGAAAATCTTATGGAAGGATCATTCCATATCACTGATCGAAGATTTGATTCTGTTTACGACATAGTTTGTCGCCAAGAATTAATTAAGAAAGATTTACTTGAAAATAAGAAAGCTTTTAATTCATTGTGGTTAAACTCAAATGAAGTTAATACTTTGATTGAATTCATTGACAAAAATAATGATAAAAAACTCTCAGAGTGTTTATCGACTATTATTAATACCAATCCTTACTTTGCCTTAGCAACCAAAAAGCAATTATTAGAACTTATTGAAAATTCATTAAGCTTCCAAGATATTAATGTTTTCTCAAAGAAAGAAGTAAAGAAGTTTGTTACAAAAATTTATGAAGCAAAGAGAGAAGTAAAGAACGTAATTCTAGAAAATTTAAATGATAAGTATGGAATTAACTTACAAAATCTTAAAACTACTCCAAGCTTTAGCGATCTTGGTAAAACTCAAAAAACAATTTTTGAAAGCTTACAGAAGATAGCTCCTCGTGGAAGTGCCCTAAAAACAGCTATTTCTGATTTTACGAAGGTTCTTGGGCTTCACTCCGGCGTTGACGTAATCGACATCAACGAGTGGTTAGTAGATCTGTTTGTTGAAGCTGACTATGCACAACTTATCAACGAGACTTCATTACTCAACTACATGAACTTTGATAAAGTTGCTGGTGACCTGTCCAAGATCGGTCAAGTCTTGAAGATGATTCAAGCAGGCATGGGCGGCGAAATGATGCCAGAAGACGGCCAATATGAGCCAGAAGGATCTGCTGAGGAAGACATGGCTTCGGCGATGAGTGGAGAGGAAGCTCCCGAAATGGGTGGAGAGGAAGCTCCCGAAATGGGTGGAGAGGAAGAAGGCATGGAAGATGAATCAATGCCTGAAGAAGGTGAAGACGGAGACCTCCCAGAACAGTCACCTGAAGAAGCTGCCATGGGTGCTGAAGAAGACATGGAAGCCGAAACCGGTAATGATGAAGACGGTGAAGGTGAGGGAGACGGCGGTCAAATGGAACAAGATGAATTCATGTCTTACCTCGAAGACCTCGAAGGTCTTATTGATTCTCTGAAATCAAATATGGGAGTAGGAGGAGGCGAAGAAGACATGGGCGATGAGGGTGATGAAGAAGGCATGGAAGAAGAAGGAGAAGAAATGCCTGAAGAGGAAGGCGAAGAGGAAATGCCAGAAGAAGATGATTCCGAAGAAGGTGAAGAAAAAGATATTCCTCAAAAGAAGAAAAAGCCTTTCCCACCTAAGGAGTAATGAATGGCCTATTCTGCAACAGGCATCCCTGTCGTAGTTCGTTACGATGCGGCAGGGAGACCTACCGGACTTCGAGAAACTGGTGAGCTAAACGTTACACAGCTTAACGTTGCTACTATTAGTGCAACTGTAATCGCAGCAGGGACTTTCGAAGGTGCGGATGGGGGAAGTCCAACGTTCACTGTAGGTAATCTCAGTGACGTTGGTGACGTTGTTTTCCCTAGTGGTATTAGTAATGACCAAGTATTGCGATGGGATGCGGCTAGTGCAAAATGGTATCCGTCTGATGCTGTAGAAACAGTTCCACTAGAACCCACCACAACTTTTCTGGCCCTGACCGATACTCCAGGCTATTACTTTAATGATAGGATACTTAAATCAACTAGTGATGGTCTAACATACTCTAATTACAGCGACGCTAGTATTGCTGCGCTATCAGCTACAGTTGTTTATAAACGATTAGAAGACCTTAGCGGAGTTAACATTGATTCCCCAGCAGAAAACGACTATATTCGATATGTCGGTGGTGAGTGGGTTAACGATCCACTATCAATTAGCAACATTGCTGAAAAAGTTCAAATAGATATCAGAAACGAGTCAGGAGAAACTCTAGAAAGAGGAACTGTAGTATTTGCAAGTGGAACTCACGGAACATCAGCTAAGATTCTAACTGTAGGTAAAGCCTCAACAAGCTTATCTTCTCTTGAAGATAAACTATTAGGTGTTCTAGATTCACAATTAACAAATAACTCTACAGGTAACATGACCGTCATAGGCTATGTTACTGATTTTAATACTGCATTATCCGGGATCGCTTCCTCTTCACTAGAAGGGTCTCCTGTATACATCGACCCAAACGTCCCAGGATCAATTACATCAATCCGACCTACACAACCAACTCCTATTCTAGAGGTTGGTATATTAACCAGAAGACATGCAACAAATGGTGAGATTTTTGTAAGGTTCCTGCGCGGGGGAAGGCTTGAAACTCTCTACAACGTTTACATTCCAACGAAAACAATTGGAGATGCAGTTGTATGGAATGGAACAACTTATGGTGTCAGTGCTCACGCTGTTAGTGGTCTTAGAGATACTCAGATAACATCAATAGCTACTAATCATTCTTTAATTTGGGATGGCACGAAGTGGGTAAATAAGTTTCCTACGATTACTACCTTAAGTGATGTAAATATAACAACTCCAACTAATGGTGATAGAATTGCATACGATTCTACTACTAGTTCTTGGAAAAACTATAGCTCAGTAACAACTGTTCCACTAGAGGGTGATCAAGGAAAAGCAGTATTAATTGCAAGTGGCGGAACTCAATATTATTACTCACCAAACTTTGTTTACGACTATCCAACTAATAAATTTACTTTTACTAGCAACGTAACTGGTCTGAATTTTTCAGGATCATTCTATGGGGATGGCTCTGGATTAAGTGGCATTACTGCTGAATGGGACGGTTCTTACGTAGGAGATGCTACAATAAGTGGTAGCTTATCTGTTACAGGTAATGTTTCTGGGACTGGTAACCTGAATCTAGGCGGCAATTTAACAGCCGCCGCTAAGTCCTTTCTTATTGATCACCCAACCAAAGAAGGGATGAAACTACAATACACCTGCTTAGAGGGTCCTGAGAATGGTGTATATTGCAGAGGCAGAGTAAAGACTAATGTTATCTTACTTCCTGATTATTGGATAGGATTAGTTGATGAAGATACAATCACCGTAAATCTTACTCCAGCAGGCAAAAAACAGCCAAATCTATTCGTAGAAGACATAAGAGATAATAAAATATTTTTATCGTCTTCTGAGTCAATTGATTGTTTTTATACGATTTTCGGTGAAAGAAAGGATATAGATAAGCTAATTGTAGAATATTAATAATAATTCTATTTATTTAGTTCTATATACTTTTGAGGGGGAGATCTACCCCTCGAAAAATTTTTTAGGAGAGAAATATGGCCCAAGATATCTTAATTACGCCCCAGGCATCATTACCAAAAATAGAATATACCGGTAGTGGTGGCGGCGCTGCTACAATTACGCAGCAAATCTTAGCAGATTCAAGAATGCAGTTCACTGATGGCTCAGTGCTTTTTGAGATCAACCCAGTTGCTAACGAAGTATCAGCTACTAAGTTTTATGCTACATCTTCAACAGCCGGATTCTTTATTGGTGACGGTTCAAACCTAACCAACGTAACTGCTGAATGGGATGGTTCTCACACCGGAGCTGCGACCATTACTGGCTCCCTTCTTATCAATGGCACGGGAACTTTAACCGCCACAACTGGTTACATTCCCAACATGAACGTTGGAAACCTAGATGTTTCTGGCACTGCCACGATTGATGGTGCAATAACTATCAATGGATCAGGTAACTTCTTCGCAACATCTAGAACTCTAAATATTGCCACTGTTAACGCTTCTACTCAACTTAGCAGTGTTTCAGTAAGAGGAGTCCTAGTAGTTGGCACGACAGGTGCATTCCCAACCCTGAATGGTGGAAACCTCGATGTCTCCGGCACTGCCACAATCGACGGAATTTTAACCCTAAACAGCAACTTGAAGGGTGAAGGCAGAACAGCATGGATCACCAACACGAACGTCGGTGTTCTTGATGTTTCAGGTGCAGCAACTGTTGATGGTAACATAAACTTAGGTGGTCAACTTAAGGGTGAAGGTAAGACTGCTTTCATCACTAACATGAACGTTGGTGTTCTTGATGTTTCCGGTGCAGCAACTGTTGATGGTATCCTGACATTAAACAACAACCTAAAGGGTGAAAACAGAACAGCATGGATTACCAACACGAACGTCGGAACTCTCGATGTTTCAGGTAACGCAGTTGTTGATGGAACTCTCCGAGTTGTTGGTAACGTCTCCGGTGCATCTT